ATTCTTTTACATTATCTTTAGATAAGAAAATAGAATTTAATTTTGTGTTGCTATCGACAACTAAAGGAGCAGTAGTGGTATCATACCATTGATCTACAGTAGGAGAAATAGAACAATCTCCGACATATTGAAGAACTACAAATTCATTTGGATTTAAAGTTTTTGTGGCGTTTTCATTTCCTAATAGTTTAACCTCGTTATAAGGTAAAGTAATTACACCATTGTTATTAACATATCCAGAAACAATTCTTTGATCGTTTCTTAGATTAATTTCTTTTAAAGAAATACTATCTTCTTTTGATTGGGGTCTTAATACAGATTGTTGTGTATCAATAGCACATTTGTAATCAACTGATTGTAAATTACCAATTTTATGAGCCTCAAAATTATCAACAATAAATCCAGATTTAAATCTGTCAATTCCAATATCATCTTTAACTTGCATGTTCAATGCTTGTTGTTCTAAGATGCTTAAAGAAGTATAATACTCTAATCTCTCAATTCTCTTTTCTAATTTTCCAATATCTCTCATTGTGTAACGTTTGTTGTCAACTGGAAGAATTCTTATATCCTTACTGTTGTTAGTAAAAGAAGGTATATGAATATAACATAAACTAATAGCATCATCCACTGCTTCTGGTTTGGAAGGATTAAGCGAAGAATTTCCTTCTTTAATAATAAAATCACCTTTCTTTGTTAAGAATATACCGTCAATTCTATCTAGATATTGAGTTTCGCTAAATGACATAGTAAATTCTAAGTTAGTATCGGAAGCTGGGGTTAAAGAAACTACACCACCATCGCTAACAAAATTTACATAATCATAATCGTTTGGATTTGAAAGAATTGATACATCTTGGAATCCAGTTACAGTAGTATTGGAATCAACTTTTGGTCTAAAATCAACCACATCTTTTAAAGAAACAACACCATGAACAGTGGAATTAAACAATGGAATTTCTTCCGCTGAAACTCCTGCTTCATGTAAATAAGAATCAACACTACAAAAATCTCCTTGAGAATGTTCAAAATAATCAAAGGCAACAACCAGTTGACCAGAAGGAGCATCAAATCCTGGTTTTAAAACTATTCTTGAAACATCATAAAAAGTATCTCTTTGTCCATCATCAAAAGTAAATTTGTAAGTTACATCTGTACCACTAATTAAATTACCATTAGTATCAACTTCTGGTGGGTTAGTTGAAGTACCTTCATAAACATACCTTAGCTTATAAACATCTGAATATGAATACACTTGTATGGTATCTGTGTCATAATCTTTACCTCTCAATGGAATAATCCTATCTCCAGATGATACAATTACAATTCTTTTATTTTGAATTGATGTTTTTAATCTTGATTTGGCTTTATTTACTTCAATTGTGGCGGTTAATTTTAATTTAGGATATGTACCACCCTGTCCGATATTGCCAAAATAGTTACTTGGTAAATTAATTGTAAAGGAACCAGCAGTAACTTGACTATTTGTATTTGCTGCTTGTGTAATTTGTACAATTGAAGAGTCGCTATAATTAATATAAACAATATCACCATTTTCAACAACACTTGAAGATCCTTTATCTAATACTGTTAAAATATAATTATTTTCTGATGGAGTAACGAATCGTTGTGTTCCTACAGGAAGTTGAGCAGAAAATGTTATTGTTCCGCCACTTGATGAAAGATCTGTAGTAAAATCTTTTCTGACATAATACTTAAATTTTGTATCACTGCTATCGTTAATTAAAGATTTAATTTGCTTACTACCAGTTGGATAAATTAATGATGATGTAGATACGTTTTCAATATTTGGTCTCAAACGAATTATGCTAGCATTTGAAATACTTGTTTGTAAAGCATAATCTAAATAAATTCTTGACTTAGTAGTTCCTTGTGGATTTGTAACATATTGAACAATAGTTCTAACAACGTTATTATTGGAATCGTTGAATTGAATAATATCACCCTGTAACAAATCTTTTGACAAATCGGCGCCGAATCCGTTACATTCTAGATACTTAGATCCTTGGGCACCAGAGAAAGTAAAATTACTAATTTGGTAATATGAAGAATAAGAAGTATTTGTTAGATCAACATCAGCAGTGTAATTATAACCGTTATAATCAGAAGCAAAAGATTTTATATTTTGCGGATTATATGTTAGGACTGTATTTTTAAATAATACTGGGGTGACTGTCGCTATGTTTGCTACGTTTGATGGTGTTGGGAAAACAGTAACAACAGGTGGAGAAGAATAGGTTTCTGTTAAAATATTTCTATTTAAAATGGAACAACGATAAATTTTTCCTCCATACTGATCAACTCTAATATTAGCAGAATCTATAGTAGTGCCATTAATAATTAATTTTGAATTATCTGGATAAGCATTACCACCATAGTTAACAATAAAATGTGAAATAGTATTTTCTGTTGCAATTTTTACCGAATTGCCGTCCTCGTCAAAAATTGTTTCTCCAGGTAAAAATGTTCCTGATAAAGTTGATACAAATAAAGTATTACCAAAACTATAATTTTCTGTAGAATCGTTTTCAATAACACCATATGCTTTACTAGTCTTACCAATAATATATTTTCCTGTGTCAAATCCAGTATCAACTACAGATTCAGTAATAATTTTTGTAAAAAATACTGGATTGAAATAAGAAAAATTAAACGATGCTGTATATGGAGTTTGACCAGAACCAGTTTTTCCTTTTGATAAAATAATGTCAGTGTCTTCATTAAAACCTAAAGCTCTTTGATTAAACGAAAAATCTTTGGGTTTTGAAATTCCAATTACAGGAGTAATAGTTGGGTTATAATCGACTATCCAACCATAAAAATCCTGACCTGCCGCTAAAGCCGATGATTCTGACAAATAAACATATCTCAGTTTGCCAGCTCCCGCCTCATCATATTCTTTAAAATAAGTGTCAAGATAAGATTTTTTGCCAAGTACAGTTAATTCAAGAAAATATTGAGATAAAGAAGAAGAAACGTCTGTTCTGTTAACTAATGAATATCCAATTACATCAACATAATCTACTGTGGATGGAACAGAACCAGATCTTGTTTTAATAAACCAAAGTTTTGTTGGCCACTGTGATTCTTGTGATGGAAGATCACCTTGAATTTGAACGTAAATTGTTTTGGTGGCATCACTTAAAGAAAATCTTTTTGATCTTCTGCTTACAGTTTGTTTAAAATAATTAGTTAATTCTGTGTTATTTAAACCAATAGTTCCATCATTGTATAAACAATTTAAATAAACATTTGGGTAAGCTGTCAATTCGTCGCCAACTGTGTTTAAAGGGATGCTTCCATAAACATTGGTAATTTTAAAGGTAGATAATCCTCTTGATTTTAATGTTACATTATCTCTTGTTAAAGTATCTCTAGCTTTATTAATTGTTAAATATTTGGTTTCTTTATTAACAATCTCATAACCCTTTACATACGCTTTTCCTGGTCCAATGCCAAGAACCATTTTTGTGTTGGCTTCAGATTCCGAAATGCCATTAACTAATTTTGTTGTTGGATTGTATTGGTAAAATCCATTGTTGCCGTTTTTTTGATAATATTCTCTTATGTCAAGAGAAAAATCATTTACAACATAATCACCAGATTCATCATATGTTCTTCTTGCTAAAGTTTCTTCTAGTAATGTATAATCAGCTGGTTTTATTATTGATTCGACAGCACCAGATCTAATTTGTAAAAGTTGAATAAAATTTTTATCGGTTACAGCATTGTAATCAAATTTTTTCAATTCAAGATAAATTTTTAATCTATGAGCTCCAGGAGAAGAATAATTTGAATATCCTCTAGCAATATCATACAAAGAAGAATCTTCTTCTGGAGTAATAATATCCTCAATAATAGTAAATCCAATTTTTGCTGATGGTTTGTCGTAATATTTGTCAATAATCAATAATTGAGAATCATTCCTAACAAAATAACCATTAACAAAATAAATTCCTTCTTGTACTTTTACAGCTGAAGAAAAACCCATTGCTGGACTTTTTAACGAAGATGTATCTCCAGTAATAGGATCAGTAATAGTAATACTTGTTGGTAATACACTACCGTCTGTCCCTACAACAAGCAAAGGAGTATTGATTCCATCAACTACTTCTAAAGTTTCTCCTTGCCTAAATGTAGATTCATTATTAGAATCGCCACTTGTAAGATACGTAACATACAAGGTATCTGAATCAGTATCAGATGCGTAATCAGATTCTATTACGTTAGCAATTACGTTGGAATTAATACCTCTTAATTTTAATCCAATTAAATCCTTAATATCATATTTTTTATATGAGATATTTCCATTTTCACTTATAGCTACTTCAGAAACTGAAGATAGTTTAACATAATTTACTTTTGTGTTTAATCCAACTTCTCCAGGAACTACTAATTCGCCTTGTTTAAAATTAAATTTGCCGTAACTTTCAATTTG